GAGATATTGACAAAATGTCCTTTGCGTTTACAGTAAGGGAGGACAAATACGACAAAGAAACACGGACAAGAACAATACTTGACATTGAAAAACTTTTTGATGTTTCTGCAGTTGATTTACCTGCTTACGATACAACCTCAATTTACGCAAGAACATTCCAGGAACTGGAGAGTTCCTGGAAGGCGCTGGAGAGCGCTGAAAAGCGGAAGAGGTTGTATTTATTAACATACACAATCTAAAAGTGAGAAGGAGGGGCAAGATGATGAATTTAGAGAAGAGATTACAAGAGATAGAGCAAAGAAAGCTCGAAATCAGACAGCTGTTGGAAGATGAAAGCAACAAAGAAATTAACTTTGATGAGGTAGAAGCTGAATTAAGAAATCTGGAAGCTGAAAAGAAAGACATTGAAAAAAAGATGGCGATTGCTGCTGGCATAGCTGCAGGGAAAGAGGAATTTAAATTTATCGAGAAGGAGGAAAGAAAAATGGAATTTACCAAAGAAAATGTGCTTGAAACTCCAGAATACAGAAGCGCATTTTTCAAAAGATTGCTCAGGAAACCGTTATCTGATGTAGAAGAAAGAGCATATACAAGCGCATCTGACAGCGCAGGAGCGGTTATCCCAACCCAAACTGCAAACCTGTTATTCGATAAAATGGTGGCTATTGCCCCAATGCTCAATGAGATTACCTTACTTCGTGTTTCGGGCAACGTAAGATTTGCAGTTGAGAACGTTAGGGATGCTGCTGCATTGCATACTGAAAACACTGCTGTTAATCCTGCGGCAGACAGCCTTGCTTATGTTGACCTTGCCGGATATGAGTACATGAAAGTTATCCGGATTAGCAAGACCGTTGCCACTATGTCCATCAACGCCTTTGAAAACTGGCTGGTTGACATGTTAGCCGAAGATTTGGCAGTTGCAATTGAAAACGACATCATCAATGGTAATGGCACCGGTAAACCTAAAGGCATTGAATATGCTGCCACCTGGGTCGCTGGAACCAATAAGGTTGAGTTTATCAAAGGCGGCTTGCCAACCTTTGACAACATCATGGACTTAATTTCATACCTGCCGCAGCGGTACCATGCTGGCGCAAAATTTTTATGCAACAGCAAATTCCTTTATGGCTACCTTGCCAAGATTAAAGACGATACCAAGCAACCTATTCTTGTAAAAGATATGGCTAATGGCTTACAATTCCGGATTATGGGCTTCCCTGTAATCTTAAGCGATAAAGTGGCTGACAAGACCTTATACTTTGGGAATTTTAAGAAGGTAGTCGGCAACTTACCGCAGGATATTACTATTGAATCCAGCACTCAAAGCGGATTCCTTGCCAACGCAATTGACTTCCGCGGCACAGCTATTTTTGACTGCGACATTGCACTTTCAGATGCATTTGTAAAACTTGCCGAGGCTACTGTTTAATGGTGGGAGCGGATTACCGCCCCCACTCCCTTAATGGGGAGGTGATGCGATGATTGTAACTTTGGAAGAAGCAAAACAACACTTGAGAGTTGACCACAACGATGATGACGGGTATATCTTGGTACTTACTGCTGCAGCTGAGAAGTTTATACAGGATGCAACAGGCAAAACATTTGATAGTACAAACCCTCTTGCAAAAACAGTTGTTTTATTGCTTGTTGGTGATTTATATGAGAAGCGAGAACTTACAACAGGCAAAGCAAGTGAGAAAATACGAGATATTGTAACGATGATACTAACGCAGCTTAGTTTGAGTGGTGATAGTACATGATTAGCATAGGAGAATTAAGGCACAGGATTAAAATACAACAAAGGTCTACCACACAAAATAGCTTTGGTGAAGTTTTAGACAATTGGGTGGATGTAGCAACTGTTTGGGCAAAAGTCGAAGGGCTAAATGGGAGAGAATTCTTTGCAGCTTACCAAACAAATACAAATATTACTTATCGTGTCAAAATTCGTTATCGTAGCGATATTAAGCAAGATATGCGAATTGTATTCAAAGATAAAATTTTAAACATCAAAGCAATAATAAGCCCAGACGGTGTTAATAACGAACTTTATTTAATGTGTGAAGAGGTGATATAAGATAAAAGCGCAAATTATTGGGATGAAAGAATTAGAAAAAGCAGTAATAAGGTTAGGCAGATTACCGCAAACCTGTGTTACTAAAGCAGCAAGAAAAGGGGCTTTAGTGGCCTTAAAAGCAGCAAAAACCCTTGCGCCAGAAGATGAGGGAAACCTAAAAAAAGGTTTAATTTTAAAGCCTGAAAAAACAAAAATTAAAGGGAAAAAGGTTTATCAGGTTACTTTTAACCCTGCAATGAACGATATATTTGTAAAGGTATCAAAAGAAGGTAAAAGAGCATATTATCCTGCTTCCCAGGAATACGGTTATTTTACAAGAAATGGCCGTTATATCCCGGGTTTTCATTATTTAAAAAAATCTCTGGAAAACAATAAAGCAAAAATTGAGCAAGAAGTAGTAAGTGTTTTAGCTAAAGAGATAGATAAATTGAAATGAGGTTGAGAAAATGACTTTTGAGGAGGCTTTAAGATATGAGTTAACTCAAATAGCAGAGCTGCAGGATAAAGTATTCCCGGCAAATGCCCCTGAAGGGACACTTCCGCCTTATGTAATATACCTTTCGCAAGATGGGAGAGAAATAAAATGTCTTGACGGCTTTACAGGGGCGAAAGAATTAAATTACGAAATAAATATTATCCAGAAAACTTACTTTGGTTTAAAAACATTAAGCAGCCAAGTATTAGCAAAACTTAAAAGCTTTGCATTGAGGAATATAGGGGATAACGGCCCTTATATTCAGGATATAACAATTACCGGTCCAGTAGAAATGTATGAAAGTGAAATAGAAGCTTATAGAGCTTATTATGAAATAAAAATAAATTTATAAGGAGGGTTTATCATGGCTCAGAAAGCACTTGGGACATTACTAAAAATAGGTACTAATAGCATTGCTGAATTAACGAGTATTGGTGGATTAGAGCTTAGTGCGGATACTATCGAAACCACCACACTTGATGCGGCTGCTGGTTTCCGGACTTTTATGCAAGGGCTAAAAGATGCTGGCGAAGTAAGTATCAGTGGATTTTTTAACCCCAATGACACTAACGGGCAAAAAGCCTTATATGATGCGTTTAATAATGGAACGTTAATGACTTTTACCATCTTGTTCCCTTCAACGTTAGGGGCATCATGGGATTTTACAGGCATTGTAACTAAATTTTCTACTAATGCAGATCTTGAAGATGGCATTACATTTGAAGCAACCATAAAAGTAAGCGGACAGCCGAGCTTAGGGTTAACTCCATCTGATGGTTTAACTGCCTTATCTTTGACTGGAACAGGCGGAACTTTAACTCCATCTTTCAACACAAACACCTATTACTACTCTTTTAGTGGGGTAACTGGAACAAGTGTAACAGTAACTGCCACCGCTGCAAACCACAATTTAGCCCTATATGTGGACGGTGTATTCTCACAAAATCTCACAAGTGGTGTTGCATCTTCAGCCATCACTATTTCTGCAATAGGGTCCAAGAAATTAACTATATTGGCCTGGGAGAACGGGAAAACGCAAAAAGTTTATGAGATTGTAGTTGTGAAGACTGCGTAAGGGCTAAGGAGTTTAATCCTTAGCCTTTCTTAATTTTTTAAAAGGGGGATAATGCAACAGATGTACACTCCTATCAAGTTAGATAAAGTTAGAAATTTTCGATATGGCATGAAAGCAATGTATTTAATTGAGAAAAAACTAAAAAAACCTATCTCTAAAATAGATTTTGAGAATCTAACAATAGAGGAAACTGCAATAATTTTATGGGCTGGATTAGTGCATGAAGATAATAGTTTAACGCCAGAGAAGGTGATGGACTTAGTTGATGATTATTCGAATATGGGAGAAGTGTTAAAAACTATGGGAGAAGCAATAAGTGAGGCATTTGGGGGAGAGAATGGAGAAAAAAAGTAATCAATAAAGATGAAGAAGAGGAGTTTACAATTGAAAAAGCAATGGAAATAGCGGCTTATATCGGAATAAATATATATGAGTTTTGGGAAATGACGCCGAAAGAGATGTTAATGTATATCAATTCTTTTAACAAGCGGAAAAATGAGGAAATTAAAGAACTAATATATCAAGCTTATTTGATTGCAGCCTGGTCGCGAGTTAAGAGATTACCTAACATTAAGGAGATACTTGATAAGAAACCAGAAAAACAAAGTCCAGAACAAATATTAGCAAAAGTCAAAATGTTAAATACAATACTTGGGGGCAATGTTTATTAGAAAGGAGGGGTGGAGTTGGCAGTAGTAAAAAACCTGATGGTAAGAGCCGGGGCTGATTTTTCCGCTCTAAAAAAAGAAACAGAAAAAGCCAGGCAAACGTTAGAAAGTTTTCAAGCCACAACAAAAAATATATTCCGCGGGATAGCAACAACTTTACTCACTTTAGGTATAGGAAA